ACCTCCAGAGCCTCTATGTTGGCCTCATTCTTGTCTGTCTTAATACCTCTAATGCCAGCCTCTTTAATCATGGCTCTTGTATACGTGAGTAATGATTTTTCAGCATTCTTCCACATCAGTACCGCTGGGTGATTACGCCATGCACCTGAAGGGGATTGACCAGATAAAACCTTAAGTATCTGATAAGACTCTAGTATTTGTTTATTTAAACGCTTATTATCAAGAGTCTCAGCGCATTGATCAAAATCTTTGTATGGTAAAAAGGTTTGCACTATTTGTCTTCTTCAATGTCAAATAAATCTAAGTCTGATAATTGACTAAGCCTTGAAGCAAAGAATAAATTAATTGCAATAAAAATAGATATTGCTGACAGTATTAATATAATTATTTTCTTTTTCATTTTGTTACTGTTACTCCACATCTTAGACAGGCTGAATAACTTTTACCAGTAAATGGACAAGAGCCAGCGTCAACAAGGTTATGTGATTTAATTTTACAAATAAAAAACAATCCAATCTGTTTTATCATTTTACTGCCTCTCTGGTTACTAACACAATTGCTCCATTTATTTCTAAAGCCTTTTTTATTTGAACAACATACTTTAGTGCTTCTATTTTTTCATCATGCAACATTTTTAGAAATTTATACTCATCTAATTTTACTGTAAGGAAGTGCTCATTGTCAATAATTTCTATACCAAATCCTTTAGGCGGTGTAATTGAGTGTACAGCCCTACGCATTTCATTCGTATACATCACTTTCTACCCCATTGAATTTTATTCCAACCACGTTCATGTGCGTAGTAAATAAAGACTTTAACTACTGTTTCCCAAAATGCAATTGTTATGGATAGTGAAGCATTCTTTGTTATAACATAAGCAACAGCAACAGAAGAAAGCGTTCCCCAAATGCGATAACTTAGTGCTTTAACAAATGATCTAGTCTTCGTTACTTTCATGATCTATATCCTCTTCAAACATGCTTTTAATAAATCTATCTTCTGCATCTGCAATTCCATGTCCAACATTAGATGCCCAGTTCACGACGTTTTTCAGTAGCCGAAATAGCATGAATGTCTGCCCCCAAATCTACTTGTTCAATTTTGTATCCAACGTCACGGCCATAGACAATGTTAGTAATGTTTGGCAAACGCAATACCATTGCACCTTTCATAAACTCATCCTTAGAAATATAACCCTTTACTTCATTAAATGTAAATGGATCTTTTTCGCTAGTATTATATGTATTGCGTACTCCAAGTAGTACTTGGTTTGTTCTCATTCCAGCCTGTAAATACAAAGCATGATGCCCTTCATGCCATGGTTGATAGCGACCAAGCATAAGTGTTGTTGGTGCAGACCAATCATGTAATTCAAACAAATAAATAATTAAACTTGCTTTTTCGTATGAATTTTTTTCATGATCAGAAAACATAAAGTCAAATTCTTTTGGTGCTACAAACATCTTATTTGTATCTTTAAATCTGCCTTCTTTAATTGTATCCATAAAAATTAGAATATCTGGTTTACCAAATGCTTCCCTTGTCGCATCTGTTGGACAAACAAAATCTACAATTACTGGGGCAACTCCTTGGTTGGCAATAAGTCTTGCCATTTCTCCCATGCGTCGTGCCTGCTCTATGCGATCTTCTGGGGTAAATCCAAGATCAGAATTAACTGTAGCACGTACCTCATCTGCATTAAGATGAATAGCATTAATACGTTCTTTAAGGGCTTTTGCCAGTTCCGTTTTACCAGAGCCAGGTAATCCAATTATTTGTATAATCATTATTTATATTCTTTCCTAAACCAGTAGTTATTTTTATATGATCTTTTTATTGTTGAAAAATATTCTTTTAATTTTACATTATATTTTTTTTCATCATACTTTTCAATTTGTCTACTCCAGGAATCTCTTTTTATTGGAATTATTTGAACAATTGGGGTTCCTTTTTCTATAATGCCAGTAAATTCTTTTTTAATAAAAAAAGGAAAGTGAGTGGCTATTTCATATGCGTCACAATCAACTATTCCAGTGATTACTTGAAATGGCAAGTCAAATCTATTTATTGGATTTAAAAACAACAAAGAATAATTTTTGGGTGATTTTAAAACTAAATCATTTTGCCATTTAAACATAAATGGAAAATAACCTTCTGGAACTGGCAGTCCTCTCCATTGATTCTCGGAATGCGTTGTAACCAACTCATCAGCAGTTCTCCACACTAGTTCTGGAGAATTATTATTATTAATTACCTGTATGTCTGAAGACAAATACACCATATATCCAGAACTTAGTGCATCGTAAAACGGTGTACATTTTTTATAAGTTGAATATGATGAAAAAGGCAGACTAGGTATTAAAGCAGCATCTTCATTATTCATTGTTGAAAGAGACTTTCTATACCAATCAGGAATAAAATCACTCGCTGGAGAGATATTTATAAAACTTTCAGAAAGTTGTGTTGTAGGCACTATCTTTATTATTTTGCTCATTTTTCCTCCACAATCATTATATCGTATAACCAAAGAAACTGGCTACTTCTCCAACATTTTTTACTACATCGTCTATCTGACTACTATTTAGTTCTTTTTTCCACCTACCAGTACCGTCAAAAAGTGGTTGTTTTACCTGCCAAGATCTTCTTGTTTCGTGATTACTAATACCATTTTTATAAATTTTGTCTTTTCCATCACTATCTTTTGGATTTTGTACTCCGTACCAGTTTGGAGCATATTTATGATACTCTGACATATTTTTATCAAAATCTATGTTTATATATTTACAAATATTAATAAAAGTATCTTCAAAGTCATTAACAATGTCTTCATATTTAACTAAATGACCAAATGAATAAAATTTTTTTATATATTCAAAGTCTTTTTTAAGCCTGTCAATTGACTTATTCCAATCTTCAAACCTGCTATAAAGTGATGAGACTATATCTCTTGGGTCTCTTATATTTAATATAAACTTTGCATTTGGATATTCTTTTTTTATTTTATCTAAAACATATAGATGGTTTGGAGTTTTTTCTATGACCATAGTTTCTTTGTCTGAATAGTTATTAAAAATAAAATTATTAATATCATATGATCCGTCAATAAACATTCTTGTTTCAGTTGGAATTAACAATAAATTTTTATGTGTACCTAAAACAGTTGCTGTTAGCGTAGTTCCAGAATGACCACAGCCAGAGATAGAAATTAAATTTAAATTATTTAATAGTTTATTTTTCATGCTTTATTCCATTGTTAAGGATTGCCAAGTAATTGACCAATCTTGTTTTGTTTTATGTTTATTAAACTCTCTTGAGACTTCTCCACCTTCTAAATAAACTCCGCCCCAAACGCCCCACTCTTTTCCAGATATGCCATTTGCAAAGCATACTTTTTTTACTGGACATTGCTTGCAAAGTGCGTCAACATCTCTTCTAGATCCTTCGTGATCTTCATATTTATCAAAAAATGCGTTGTTGTCCATTCCTAAACACAAGGCTTCGTCTTTCCACAAATGCTGTTTCAAGATTAATCCTTATACTTATTTGGTATATCCCAACCATTACGACCAGGTTTATAAACTCTATGCAAATACCATTTATCTTTTACTCTAATACCCATGGGAGATGTTTTTGCAACGTCTGATTCTTTTAGATCAATAACATCCCAACCACGCCACAGCAGATTTTTATTTTTATTTATAATTTTTTCCATTGTATTTAAACTTCTAATAATCACTTTATTCTCCTAATACCTAAAAAGACCAACATCAATATTGTTGGCTTCTGCAACTAAAACTAATTTTGATTTTGATTCTTTTGGAAGACTTAAAAAAGCAAAGTAATTAATTTGATTTATATTTTCGCTTAGCCATACTGGTGCAGCATTATAAAACTTAATTTTTTTGCCTCTTGCCTTCATTCCTCGTTCTGATAAATTAGAAAACTCTGAAACAAAGTGATTTATTTTTGACGGACCAGCGGAGTAAATAATAAAATCATTGTCTCCATCTTTCATGCTAGATAAAGCAACGCTCATAGCACGAAGGAATACGTTGTAGTCGTTAAATTCTTTTGTTCCCTGTACCGCTACTATCATTTGGTCCTACCCCTTGTTTTAAGTCATCAAGTATTGATAACATCTTTTCTAATTCTTTTGTTGGCATATTTTCAATGTCTAATGGCTTTATTGTTTCTTCATCTACTCTGCCATTTATAGCATTTGCAGTATAAAAAACATTATTTAATATCCAGTATGCACTTCCGTCTGCTATTACGACCCTTAACATATTTTTTTGAATATGTCTTTGAGATTGCGTTATAACTTTAGGTTTATCAAACCTTTGCTTTGGAACAACATCTTTAACCATTTCATAAATAGAACTTTGTCTATATTTATTTTTGTTTAAAAATATCATTCTTCTTTTGTTTGATATTTTAATTATAGACCAATAAGACAACAATGTCAAGCCTATAACTAATAAATATTCCATATTATTTAGTTTTTTTAACTGGTCCTTGGCTTAAATTTAAAACCATAGAGTTAAGTTTATTAACCTCAAGTTGTAGTTTTAATGACTCTAGTTCTACGTCAGATAGTTTTTGCTTATAAAATCCTACCAGTTGAATCAATTCATTTTTTTCTAAATTCTGCATTGCCCCTTACTTTCTTAAATCAAAGGCAGTTCCCTGCCAAATCTTTTCTAGTTTTTTCTTTTCTCTTTGTGTAATTGCACGGCTCCACGAAAATCCTGCATCTCCACCCCAAGCATCCCACATAATTCTTCCATTGGACGGAAACTCTGGACCATCGTAAAATCCCTTACCTTTTTTATCTACCTCGTGACGTGAGAAAAAAGAATACATTCTTTTAACAGTACTAAGAGACATTGCCGATCCATTTACAATATCAGTTGCACGACCCCAGCCTACTGGAGTTCCTGCTCCTTTAGCCTTGCCATCTGCTTTCCATTTTAAAGCACGACGAGCAGCAGCCTTCATGCCAGATGTAGGAGTGTATGTATCAGCCATTTTTCTTATTATTCTTTTCTTGTTTAGCAGCACGTTTTTCTTTAAGAGTCATCTTTGGCTCTTTCTTTTTATTAACGTTACCTTTTTGTTCTTTATTTGCCATTACTAGCCCCCTTTTTTATTTTTGGATACGGACCAAGATCCGCTTTAATGCTGCCGTCTTTTCTTAAACGAACAATTCTTCCATTTTTTATTTGCAATGGATTAAATGCATGGTTTTTAAAAAAAGATCCTGAAGATTTTTTAGACATTATTTTTCCAATGTCAAAGGATCAAATGCTCCACCCCAAATGCTTTTGGTTGTAGATTTTGATTCTGACTTATATGTACCGCCACGACGTTTATATTCTTGAACTACCCAAGAGTTAGCAACGGCAGATGGATAAACATCAAATTTATCTTTTGCCTCTTGTACAACTCTTGCATATAATTTTGGATTTGAAGGAGTTGATCCACCTCTACGTGGTTTAATTAAATCTTCATATTTAGGTTTTGCTGCTTTACCCATTTGTGCATCGTACATTGCCATTAACATTTCAGAGTCTGGTTGTGGAATTCCTGAATTATTTGAACCCATTTCAACAACTAAGTCTACAGATACTGACAATGATTCAATCTTAACTACTTCGGACATGCGAGTATAATAAACATATTCTTTTTCTTCCCATGAACCGTCTTCTTCTTCATAACAACGAACAATAACTGGTTTATCATCTTCAGCATATTCCATTGAATATTCAGAACCAGGAAGTCCTAGTGTTCCAGGGTTTGTCATTACATACTCAACACGACCAACTTCAATCTCATCATCTTCATTAATAAACATAACAAAGTCACCTTCTGTGACCATTGATTTTTCTACTGATGTAATTGACTTGCGAGCAGTGCTTGCCCAGATAGCACGAGCCTGTGCTGCTGCACGAGCCTTTGTTGGATGACATCCATGAACTGTTCCATCTGCACTTACTGTTGGGTATCCCTTGCAGCCGTAACTGCCTTTTTTACCTGCACGATATCCTCCTGCTGGTTTTCCGCCTCCGCCTACTGGCATAATAAACCTCCTAGTTTATATATTGATTATATCAGAGTTATTTTTTACGAGTTAGGCGTTTAAGTTCTTCTATAGCCCAGACGTCTTGCTTGCGTAGTTTTGACATTTCTACAGGATCAAAAGACTTGTTTGTTATTGTTACTATTGGTTCTTTTGCTAAAAAGTCTATGTCTACATAGCCTCTTTCCCATAATGAAAGTATTTCAGCATTAACTCTATTAAGATGGTCATGATAAAGTTCTGGCATTACCTGTTCAATTTTGGAGGTAAATGAATATAGTAATGATCCATCTTCAGAATCAACACCAGCAACCTCAAGGGCTCCTTCAAGGATTAATTTTTCAATCATTTCGTTTTCATCTGAACTCATACTTTTCCCATCTGGATTAAAGATCCTTTTGAACAACTTCTTCATGGTTCCCCGTTTCAGCAAAAGTTAAAAACTCTTGCAACTTTTCCTTTGTTTGTGAGCCAATCAATCTTTGTATTTCTTTGCCTTGATTAATGATTATAAAAGTTGGTAAAGATTGAATTTTAAATCTTTGGACCAACTCTTGCTCTATGTCTGCATCAATCATATGAAATTTTAACCCAGTTTTATCTCTATTTATTTCATTTATTATAGGTCTAATATTTTTACATGGTTGGCACCAATCAGCAGTAAAATAAAAAACATTAACTAAATTTGTTATAATCATTTCAAGAATAATTTTTTTTTCTTTTTCTGAATTTTTTTTTAAATCTAAGTACAGCCCATATTCAAATTCTTCTTCACTTCTTTTTCTCATACCTGGACAATACATTCTTGTTTGTTTCATACACTCTAAATGCAATGGGTGTATATCAGATAAAACAAAGTTTCCATCATGCTTTATTTTATCTATGTTTGGATTTTTCCATCTAGTAACATTTTCTTCATTTTTTATTGTTATTCCACAATAGGAACATAAACTTTTATAATAAACAGTGTCTTCATTTTCTTGTATTATTCTCAAAAAACTACTTTCATCATTTTTTGCTGCTGATTGCCACGGGATAGGAACCTTTGCAGAAAGTTTTTGATTAATGCGATGTTTTTTTAAAACTTTAGAAAATGGTCTTGGCAATCCAATAAAATTTCTAAATGAATCGTTCCACTCATTATTATTAAAAATTTTATTATTCATTTTTATTTAGCAGATTTTGCTCTAGCCTTTTTAAGTGCTTCAAAATCTTTAATTTTAGTTTCACCAAGGTAGCCCCAAGCATAACCATCATTAATCATTTTATTATTAACTGATTCAGACTCTCCATTAATGTATACCCAGCCAAGAATACGTCCATATTTTTCAGATGAATTCATTTTTTCTGTACGAATAACAACAGATTTTGCATCTTTAAGTTGTTTCTTTAAATATTCTTTAGCCTCAAGGCCAAGAATTTTTTCTGCTTTATCTGTTGTGCGTGATTCTGGAGTATCAATTCCAGCCAAACGAACACGAGATGCAAACAAAATATCAAACCCTAAATCAATAACAACGTCAATTGTATCTCCATCAACAACAGTTTTTACTTCTTCAACAAAATACTCATACATCATACGCCCCCTATTGGCTTGTCTTTAATAAGTTTTTCACGCTCATCAAGAATTTCTACTAAAAAAGCCATCATCTTATTGTGTGATTCAGGATTATTCATTATGTTTTCATAATGATGATTACAGAATGTTAATTGTCCTGATA